GCAGTTCATTGCGCGCGACCAGACGGCCAAGCTCAACGCCGATCTGACGGAGGCCCGGAACCGGAACCTGGGGATCGAGGAGTATGTGTGGCGGATCACCGGGGGCGGTAAGAACGGGGACGGGCGTGTCCGCAAGACCCATATAGCCCGCAATGGCCATCGCTATCGGTGGGACACCCCTCCGGCCGGCACCGGGCACCCCGGGCAAGACTATCAGTGTCGGTGCACGGCGGAGGCGATCCTTCCCGCCTCGGCCCAGGTTTCGCTCGCGGCGTGACCGTATGCCACCCTCGGACTACTGCTGGTACGGTCGGGCTCGTGCTCACTCGAGATGCCATCACGGTCGGTCAGCGGACGAAGACGCCGGAGGGCTACTTGCGAGTCCCGGCCGTCTTCGCACGTACCGGCATCCACCTCTACCGCGCTGGACAGATCGGCCTCACCGATCGCCCCGCGACGGACGTGGTGAAGGTCTATCGGTCGCCCGAGCAGGTGTTTGCGGCCGATGCCATGGCGAGCTTTGGCCTCAAGCCCGTGACCAACAATCACCCGGGCGCCGGCCTCATCGATGCCGCCACGGCGGGGCAATTCTCCGTCGGGATGAGCCTCGATGACGTCCACCAGGATGGCGATCTGCTCTGCGGCACGCTCGTTATCACGGACGGCAAGGCCGTGTCCGCGATCGAGGGTGGCAAGGTCCAGCTCTCCGGCGGATACGAGGCCAAATACGATCACACGCCCGGCACCACGCCCGGCGGCGAACAGTACGACGCGATGCAGCTCGAGATCACGGGCAACCACATCGCGCTGGTGGATAAGGGGCGCTGCGGTCCAGTCTGTTCTGTGGCCGATAGCGGCGCGTGTGGCGATTGCGACAAGTGCCCGAACAAACCGGGCAAGGGGGGCACCGTGAAGGTCAAGATCAAGAACGTAGACCATGAGATGGACGAGACCGCAGGGCAGGCCGTGGCCGTTCTGGTGACCGACATCGCGTCCCTGGAGCAGCGCGTCTCCGATGCCGAGGGAAAGATGAGCGAGGCCGAGCAGAAGGCCAAGGACGCCGAGGAAGAGAAGGCCAAGGCCGAAGGAGAGCGGGATGCCGCTCTCGAGCAGGTCGCGGACACGGCGGCGCTCGATGCGCGCGTGGATGCCCGAGCGAATCTCGTCTCGATCGCACGTCGCCTCTTCCCGGAAGTGGTGACGGACGCCCAGACGGACCACAAGGTCCGCTGCTCCGTCGTCAACAAGCTCATCGGGCTGGATGTGGCAGAGAAGCCTCCGGCCTATGTCGAGGCCCGCTTCGATGCGCTCGCCGAGGGTGGCGGGGAGTCGCTGCGCTACGCCAAGCGCAACCTGCCCACCAAGGACAGCGGAGATCCGAACGAGGACAAGGCAGTGGCGGCTCGCGCGAAGGCCATCACCGACACCGAGGACGCCTGGAAGACGGCAGCAGCGGGCTGATCCGATCGGCAACAAGACACCCGGCCGCCAGCGGCCACGAACAGATCCACGGGGGAATCGATGACCGTCCAGACCGCTTACACCGTAGACCACGCCGCCGCCTACAGCGGACAGCCTGCCAATGAAAACGGCCTCGATATCAAGTCGATGGTCTGCAACGCCGTCATCCTGCCGGGCCGTGTCGTGGTCCGGGTGGGCGTGACCGACGTCGTCAAGCCTCCGGCGGCGGCCGATGACAAGGTCATGGGCGTCGCCATCCGGACGCTCGAGCACGAGGTGGGCACCACCCAGGTCCTGCAGTACGAGGACGAGGAGATGGTGGCCATCGCCGAGGCCGGCGAGATCTGGGTCCTCGTGGAGGACGCAGTGGCGATCGGCGGGGCGGCATTCTACCGCCACACCACGAGCGACTTCGGGCTCTTCCGCTCCGACGTCGATGGCGGCGAGGCCGAGGCGCTCGACGGTGCCTATTACACGAGCGCGGCCGGTGCCGGCGGGCTCGCAAAGGTCAAGATCCCGGTCCACACGCCCTAGGCGCGTGAGCTGATGTAGGACACAGAACCGCCAGCCTCACTGGCTGGACATTGGGGGGACAGAGCCATGCGACCGCACGCCACCTTTGACGCCGCGCTTCCGACCATGGACGACGGCATCGCCTTTCTGCAGGGACAGCTCGAGTACGTGGAGCAGCGGATCTATGAGGTCAAATACCGGGACATCGTCTACCCGCAGCTCGTGCCGGTCTCGAGCGAGGCCGGACCGTGGGCCGAGTCGATCTCGTACGAGAGCATGGATCAGCGCGGGCAGGCCAAGTTCATCAGCTCCAAGGGCCTGGACGTTCCGCTGGTGGACATCTCCGGTGCGAAGACCACGATCCCGGTGCAGCACGCTGCGCTGGGCTTCGAGTATTCGCTCCAAGAGTTGCGGGCTAGCTCGCAACTCGGTCGCCAGCTCGACGTGCGACGTGGCCTCGCGGTGCGGCGTGGTGTCGAGGAGTTCGCGCAGTCGGTCTGCTTCATCGGTTCGGCCGCTCACGGCCTCCCGGGCTTCATCAATAACGCGGCCATTCCGTTCGCCGACGTGGCGAATGGCGCCGGAGGCACGGGGCCGTGGTCGAATAAGACTCCGGACGAGATGCTGCTGGACGTGAACACGCTGATCAATGGCATCTGGGACACGGCCAAGACGATCGAGCTGGTGGACACCCTGCTCCTGCCTCCGGCCCAATTCGCGGACGCTGCGACGCGTCGCCTGAACGCGATCAATGAGACGACCGTGCTCGAGTTCATCCAGAAGAAAAACCTCTACACGGCACGCACCGGGCAGGCGCTCACGATCATGCCTCTGGGTGAGCTGGAGGGAGCGGGTGCGGCGGCCACAGACCGAATGGTGGCCTACCGACGCGATCCCGAGGTCCTGACTTTCCATTTTCCGATGCCGCTCCAGTTCCTGGCGCCCCAGCCGCGTGGCCTCGGCTTCCTGGTCCCGGGCGAGTTCCGGGTCTCGGGCTGCGAGGTTCGATACCCCCTGGCCTGCGGATTCGCGGACGACATCTAAGACACACGCGGACGACATCTAAGACACGCCCCCCAACGTACCACCCACAACGATCTCGGAGGCACGACCCATGCAGATCACCAACACGGCGAAGTCACCCAGGCGGGTTCACATTAACGGCGGCGTTTCGATCTCCCTACTGGTGGGCGAGACGAAGCCGATCACCGCCGAGCAGCTCGAGCAGGTGCGGGCCAAGAAGGTCGGCGCGTACTGGCTCAAAATGGGCGACATGAAGGTCCTCGACAGCGACGAGGCCGTGGCCGATGGCCCGTTCTCATCGGGTGCGCTCTTGAAGGCGGCCGACAAGCTCACCGAGGCCGGCTACGAGTCGGCGGAGCAGGTGGCGGAGGCCACCATCGAGGAGCTGACAGAGATCTCGGGCATCGGGGAGCCGACGGCCGTGAAGCTCATTGCCGAGGCCAAGGACGCAGTCGAGGCAGCGCAGTAGGCGAAACGGGTGGAGGCGTGACGGAGCCGTGGGCGCTTGGTCTGCACGCCTGGAGGAATAGGTGGCGGATCTGGCATCCATGGAGGCGCGCTTTCCGAACCTCATCGACTACACCGATGGGGACCAGCAGGCCATGGTGACAATCGGCCTCGCGGATGCGCTCGTGGACGTGGACGAGACCGTCTGGGGCGTTGACTACGAACGCGGTCAGGAGTACCTCGCCGCGCACCTCACTGTGGGCCTACTGGCCGATGCTGAGGCCGATGCCGCTGGGGGCGGGTCAGCGTTCCCCGTGCAACAGGCGAGCGCTGATGGCGTCTCGATGACGCTGGCCGTGCCGACCGATATCCCGCCCGCGTTGGCCACGTACTACACGAGCCGATATGGCGTCAAGTACCTGGAGCTACTGCGACGCCGCACCGGAGGGCCTCACCTTGTCGTCTGAAACCGGCACCGTGCGGGTCACGGCAAGGATGAGGTCGAAGCACCAGGGGCGGAATCTCCGCGCCCTCCAGCGCTCGATGGCGGGGGGCGGTGCGGCCGTAAAGGTCGGGCTCCCGAAGGGCGAGGGCAACGCATACCCGGACGGCACGCCGGTGATCTCAGTGGGCGTCTGGAATGAATTCGGCACCGAGCATATTCCCGAGCGGAGCTTCCTGCGCGCTGGCATCCGTGGCGGCGTGGGGGGCTACCGGAAGCTCAACCGGGTGAACCTCATCGCGATGCAGCATGGCACCAAGACCGGAGCCGAGGCCATGGGGGAGCTGGGCCTACTCGCCCAGGGCGACGTGGTGGCCATGGTGATTGCAGTTTCGGAGCCACCGAACGCGCCCGGCACGATCGCGGCCAAGGGATCGGCTAGCCCTCTCGAGGATACCGGCCACCTCAAGCAGTCGATCACGTTCGAGGTGATGAAATGAACCTCGGCCCTGCACTCGCGACCCTTCCGCGCAGGAGCATCACGCTCCTGTTGAGCTCTGGCGACACGTGGGACCACGGCCGGCTCGTCCGGGGCGGAGAGTCCGATGGCGCCACCTTCCGGGGCGTGGTGCAGCCGCTTCCGGAGAAGAAGCTCCACCTCCTACCCGAGGGCGAGCAAGCATTTGGGGCCAAGCTCATCCACGCGAAATACGTGCTCCAGACCAGCGACGAGGCAACCGGGGTCCTGGCCGATTACGTTCGGATCGGGACCACGCGCTACAAGATCGCGGCCGTGGGGGACTGGTCTCAATTCGGGTTCCGGCGTTACGTGGGCGTCGAAGAGGTCTGGGGCCGATGACCTACGCGCACGAAGCCATCCAGAACGCGCTCTATGATTGGGTGCAGGCCGTCACGGGACGCGTGGTTGCGTGGGAGCACCAGAATGCTCCGAAGCGTGCCGGGATCCTCTGCACCCTGCTGATCTCGCCCTCCTCTCCGGTGGGCCGAGATGCCGTCGTGTACCGCAATCAGATCGACCCGGCCGAGGGCGAGGACGTCTGGGAGACGATCCAGAGCCATCGGACGCTCAGCCTCAGTCTGAACCTCTGGCGCGGGGCCGTCCATGACGACATGGCGCTCCTCAAGGCCTCCGTCTACCAGGACGTGCACCGACAGTCGCTCCATGCGGCCAAGCTCGGATTCATCACGGCATCGGATTCGCGCGACCTCTCGGGCATCGTCCACGACACAGAGCGGGAGGCGCGCCTCCAGGCCGATTTCGAATTCTCTACGGCATACGAGACCGAGGCCGAGCTGATCACGATCCAGTCCATCGACATCACAAACGCGGGCACCGGGGACGTCATCTCCGTCGTGCCGGCGGTATAGGGGGCACCATGACCGACTTTCCGATCTCTGGCTCTGTGGTCGTCAACGTCACACGCGAGACCCTGTTTCCGAGCCGTGATGGCTTCGGCACCCTGCTCCTGGCCGGCACCGGTAACGTGATCGATCACGGGGAACGGGTCCGCTACTACACCTCGATCACCGATGTCCTGACCGACTGGGTGGC